AGCAATTGATTTGGTGGCGAAGGGAGGACGGCCTGTTGTTGTTTTTCCGCTGGGGTTTGAGGTCGAGGAAATCAGGATGCGGTTGCCAGGGCATTGGACGGTGGCTGGTCAGGGCATTTGGGCGCAGGGGTTCCGCTGGGTAGGGGCATGATGAATTTGTTTTTATTGATTGGCCGGCGTTTGCTCGGCCTTTTTTGTTTTTGGAGGTTTCAGATGTATACGCACGAAAGCGATTTCGCAATTGATGCAGCAATAGAAGAGTATGAAGAAAGAAACGGAATTGGGGAGAGAAAACGAATTCGGAAACGAATTGCTAGGTTAGAGACGCGCATTGCCAAGCTCGAAAAAATAATGGAGGTTCGGATGAACGATTTCTTTGACAAAGTAGCCATGTTTGAGTTTTTGGTTACGAAGGCAGATTTTATTGAGATTTTTGGCGCGACGGGGGATCACCTGTGGGGCAAGTTGCAGCAGCACGATGGCAGTGTGGTTCGGTTGTGGACGCAATTGAGCAAGCAAAATCGCAGGTTGTTGGAAGCGGCGATTCACAATTTTTTGGAGGTTTGAAATGCGTTGGAAAGTTCGGATGAATGGGTGTGAGGTGGACGTGGAGGCCAAGACGGCGCGAGGCGCAGTTCAGAAACTCATTGACCAGGAGAAGATAGTTGGACCACTGCGCATTACCACAACGGCAATTTACCGACCGTGGTATGCGTTTAAGTTATCGGCAGAGGGAAATTTACGAAAGCAAGCAAGTTATATGGCTTAAAAAGATGGCCTGACGAATGTACAAGATTCATCAGGCCGTGACACTATGAGGTTCATAAAATGTCGAAGTTGATGATAGGTGAAGTTGAAGTTTTTTACAACCGTTCTGAGCGGAGTTGGCAAGCGGTCAATGGTTCTGTGCTGGGGAGCTATGGGACGGGGGATGCGGCGCGGCAGGCGGCGTTGGAGAAGGCGCTGGCACACGAATTCAAGCCATTACACGACCTGATGACGAAGCTAGCAACCAAATGGCCTGAGCTGGCGGCGCGGGGCTGGAAGGCAGCAACGCTGGTGGCTGGTGGTCATGTTCTCTATCGGCATAGCCATGAGCCAGAGCGGGTTCAGGGTCGGGTGAAGAGCCAGACGGGGCGACATGGGTATTTGGTTATGGTGCATGAAAATGGGGGGCTGGCTTGTAATTGTCGGGATTGGCTGGACGGCCGCGCCCCACTGGGGCCACGGCAGCGGCGGTTTTGCAAGCATATTTTGGCGCTTAGGTTGGCGTGGCGGCTGGATTGGCCGGACGCAGAAATGGTGAAGCGTGTGAGCGGTGGAGCGCACCGAGGCAACAGGATGTCAGTGCAGGTGAATGGGAATCGGGTGCAGGTTGTCGATAAGAAGCGGTTTGCCACGGGTGAGTTTGTCAAGCCTGAGTGGGTCGGGGCGCATGAAGTGTACATCGAGCGCTTTGGCCGCAGTGCCGCCAATCACGAAAAGCTAGCCAGTTGGTATATCGGTCGCTAAATCAAATAGGGCGCGGTCGCTGTCGGCCGCGCCAAGGAGCAATCATGTCTGAACTTAAGTCTGAATTAAACGAAATCTTGGCAGTCCTAAAGCGAATTGCAGCAGCACTCGAAAAGAAGAATGCGACGACATGGCAAAGAACGCCAGACGGCAAGCCAATCTGCCCAAAACATGGTGAGGTAATGGTGAAGCGGGAGAAGCAAGGTGACACATGGTGGTCTCACACAGTCGTGAATCAGGCAACTGGTGAGAAATCATACTGCCGTGGCTATGCAACCAAAAATGGACCGGGATGGTGGTTTAACGAGGTCGACCAGCACAACGGTGCTGACCACGGCCGTTTCTCCAACCGGCGACAACCAAAACAAAACTCAGCACATACTCAACAACCGTCAGCACCACGACGACCAAAGCCAGCAGCAGCACGGCCGAAGCAGCAAAAGCGATTTGAAAACGACGGCCTGTTCGATCTCGAATACTAACAAACAAAGGAACTAAAAATGAAAAAATTACTGATCACATTCACCATAATCATGCTACTCACACCATTGGCACCAGCAAGTGCTAACAATTGCCAGATGCCAGGCGAGTGGGTAGGCCACCTCGAATACTCACAAATCGCCAACACATGGGATATAGAAGTGGAATCAAACCAGCCAAACGGAGGTTTCGGATTCACACGCACAATAACACACTGGGACGGCACTATATTTCCTCACCAGCAGCCAGAGCTATTCAACCTCTACGCATTTACGGAGGCAGTCCTAAGCGACCAGCCGACCACATGCGAATCAGAACGCCTGAATGAGTGGCGTCAGGAGCTAAAAGAATTCGACGGCCGATTTAACCAACATCTACCGATAGCAATCATAGCGGAGCAACGATGAGCGAAAAAAAAGATATTAGGCGACTGACTGCGAAAGAACTCGCGGATTTGAGTACAAATTGGGGGAATGCCAGAGTAGATACCACAAAATATTACCAATGCGCTTTACAGGCGTGGGAGGTGTCAAAAGAAATCTACGAGAAGGGAATCAAGGCAGGTCTTTTGTACCAAGAGGCTGACGGAAGGTACTATCTAGGAGATTAAAGCTAATTAGCAAGCAAGGCCAGCAGAGCTTCGAAGCTCTGCTGGCCTTTTTTTTGGCTCAACCACAAAAAGCCAGAAAGCCCCGCGTCTTGCGGGGCTTTCTTACAGCCAGATGGAGGGGAAGAAGAGAGGGAGCCACAACCAGTATACACGATAATTGTTTCCAGAAAAAACGGCCGTTTCTCAACACCAATCCAACACATCCCCCCGCAGCTCACACACCAGAGCTACCAGATCCCCCAGCCGCCCCCGCCGCTCAAAATGGCGCACTAGGGCCCTGGCCCGCACAGGCGTAGTCTCCCCCCGAATCTCATCCACCGCCACCCCCAAGTCAAAAATTAGCGTATTCATCTCCTGCAGAGAGAACCTTTCCTCCAGCGTCCTAGCCAGCAACGCAGGAGCCACAACATCAGCCGACGGCTGGCGACCGCGTCGCCAGCCAGCCACATCAGCAGGTATTTCCTGCGGAGGCGCAATGTCATGCAGAATCAACTCATTGCGCAGCAGCTGCACCCAGCCCATCAACACATCCGTCAATTTTTCCAGCGATTGAATTTGCCCCCGCAACCCCGCAACCAGCTCTCGGTCGCTCTCCCGATCCGCCTCCAATTTGTCCAGCCGATCCCAAAGACCCTCGTAGCGGCGGCTATCCGGACCAACCGCGCCACCCCGCCACACCATCACCAGCGCCACGGCCGCCAGCAACACCGCCACCACCACAACCAACAAAACGGCCGTTTCCACACTATGACCGCCACACCAGCCAGCGATTCACCAGCCACAAAACAGAAATCAGCAGCGGCAGCACCAGCCGATCCACATCCGCCACCAGCGGCGCGGCCGACAAGCCGAGCAGTTGCAGCACCGCCGTCATGCGTCGAGCAAGCATAATCGACAGCGCCACGGCCGCCAGCAGCGAGGCACGATGCGTTTCTCCACGGAAATAGATGCGCCACGCCACAATAGACGTCACAAACTGAATCACTAGTAGCACCACACCGCTAACCAGCCGCCAACTCATTCCAGCCCCTCCCTCACGACACCCCGCCCTGCGTCCGTGCCATCAAATCAAAAATAACCTCCACACGCTCCTGAATCTTCAGATCTGTTTTTGCAGCCACAGACAGCTGTGCCAACTGCGTGGCGAGAGCCGTCTCAATATTAGATTGCTTAAAAATAACCGTCACTAACTCCTGCTCCAAATCCCGCTTCATTTGCCGATGGCGATCGGCAATTACCTCTAGCTCATTATGTTGCTCAACCAGCCGATCAACCACAGCACAAAACGCCGACACCACCTCATCCTGAACAGACGCATCACTCATTCAAACCCCCAACAACGCCCTCGTCGTTGTATAGATCACATCTAGCAACGTATCAGACACAGACACCGCCGCCACAAACGGCAGCGCCACATCCATCGACGCCGCATTAACACCATTGTCAATCTCCTGCGCAACCACAAACGGCTGCGCCACCGCCGCCAGCGGACTATCAGCAACCACGGCCGTTTTTCGCACCCTGTCAACCTGCATCACGACGCTCCCGCCCCTTTTGAAACGAGCCACAACAAAATGCCAAGACAGCGGATCCATAGACGGATAATCCGCCAGCTCCACAGACTCACTAACAACCGTTCCATTCGCCTGTTTAAAACTGCAAAAGTACCCATTGTCCGCATCAGAGGACAAATCATAAGAAAAATCAACATAAGTTTGCGCCCCAGCCGCCCCCTTATGCAGAATAGGCCCCGATGTTTGCGCCGTTCCAATCCGAACCCAGCAGCCCATCGTTGCCTCATCACCCAGCGTCAACAGCGAACTATGCGCCCGAAGTAAATTCGCCGCCGCTGGCTCACTCAACGACACATACGGCACAAACAACGCCGTACCCGTAGAAAACGACGCAGGGAAATTAACCGTCAAATCCAGATCGTTACCACTATCATCCTCGACAGTCGGCACCGCAACATTGAACATAGACCAGAACGCACGGAGATCTCCTATCTGACCGTAAAGCGCCGCCAACCTCTCTTCAACAGTTTCGCTATAAATGCCCTCACGGAACTTCTCGTTCCACCACGTCGCCAGCTCCGTTTCATACTGTTGGTGCAGACCATTGACACGCCACACCTCCCCCTCAACAACGGCCGTTTCCGCCACAAACCCCTCATCAGCCCTCGCCCCATGCCACCACTGCAAAACCTCCTTCTCATAATGCAACAGCGCCGAATCACGCCCATTCCGCGCAATCGGCACCCGCAAATCCCCCCGCACCGATTCCCACCATTCCAAAATCTCCCGCTCTGATTGGAGCCAAACCTGTGAATGCGGAAAACGCGAGCGACCAACCAACGAAGGATTAGGCTTTTCACCAGCCCCAGCCCCAGCTCCCCGTTCCCGTTCCCGTTCGTGCCGCAACACCTCATCAAACCACTCAGCCATCAGTAAACCCACTCCCGGTCCCACGAAACAAAGCCGCCGTCAGACCCACTATGAGCCTGCGCAATACGCGCCAGCAGCTCAACATACTGCCGCCGCAACACATTCGCATTCTGAGCGTGCTGGCTCATCAACAGAGAGCTATTGCTAGTCGGACTCTGCTGCTCCGCCATCTGCAAATTCAGCGCCGACTGCCAAACAGCATAAGCCACCAACACATGATGATGCTCATCAGGCACCGTCACATATTCCGATACCGTCAGACCGTGATCGTGAGCCGCCAAATACTCCACCGTGATCGTCTCACCAGCCGCTGGCTTCTTGCTAATCCACAACTCAGCCGCGTTCTGGTCATCACCACGCCTAACCACGTCATAAAAGCCATCATCCGACCAAAAACCAGCCTCTGTATAGCTTTTGCGCTCCAGATACACAGGCGGGTCAGCATCAGTCGGATACTCAACACTAATCACGCCCACCACGTCCGCAGGTAAGTCATACGTGCGGTCACCCACCACCGTCGCAATCGTCGCCGTTCGCTGCCGCGGGAAATGGATCGAATAGTCCCGCATCGCATCATTCAGCCACTGTCCCAGCGCCGTCTCGCTCCACGTCGCCGCCGTCGTATCAGCCAGCGTCTGCTGAGTGCGATCAATCAAATTTTGCAACGTCGTTCCCGCAGGAGAAGGAACGGCCGTTCCTGAAATAGTCGTCATTAGCTCACCGCCTTTGTCGTTGGATTAGCAAACGTATAGCCGCCCAGCTGCGCCCACACATAATAAGTCCCTGTATCGAGAAATGGATTATTGTTAGCCGTGTCTTTAGGATTGCCATTAGAGTCAGTCACCCCCAGCCAGACAACATTGTTCCCCGCGCTATCCGTCGTCAACCACACCTCAGCCCCCTCAAGCGGATTAGAGCCATCATCGATAACAATATCCGTCACCTCAATAGCCCCAGCCGCTGGCGTATAGCTCAACAGGTCGTCCAAATGGTCATCAATCGAACCGTCAACAGGATCGCCAGCACTCGGCGCTAATTTCATCGCATCCCGCACCTGCTGCGCCGTCAAGCCACCGCCGCCGCCGCCCACGTCATCGAGGTTTTTCGTACTGGCCGCGTCGTCATTGTTGAAAAACCCTAGCCAGTTGTTCGCCGTGCGACCACCCGTAATCTCAACCATGCCATGATTCAGAATCGCCGTAAGGTTGGCACTCAGCCGATTAGAACCCCCATCGTTGACCATAATCGAGTTGAAAAGAGACAACGCATTGCCCGGCTTACTCACCGCGCTATAGGCTTCAGCCAGCAAATGGTCAAGATGCAACGCAACCAGCGCCGCATTAGCCGCCGCCTGAACCGCCGCCGAATCCAAATCATTGAGCGCACCAATAGCCGTGCCATTCGACCCAATCCCCGCATTATCAGGCGCTGTATAGCCAGCACTTGCCAGCCGCGATGAAACCGCCGCATCCAAATGAGTCCCCGCCAGCCCTTGAGTCACACTGTACGCGCCATCAATCAGCGCATCATTCAGCCCAGCCGCCCGAAAACCAATCACGGGTCCACGCCACGGATAAACACCCGTAGCCACCCCTGTAAACCACCCAAACCCCTCAGCATCATTGTTAACACTTGCGCCCCCACTGGCGGGAATCTCTATCGTGTACATCCCATCCCCTTGGTGCGCCCAGTCATAATCCCCCCCCGTTGTCGGCACAACGGCCGTTTGTGTCATTGCCCCCGCCGTCGTGCAAAAATTCCACACCAGATCCAGCCCCGCCGCATTGTGGGCAACGGCCGTTTCCCGCGTCTTGAAATCCGTGTCATCCACCAGCGGCATCAGGTTAACAGGAACCCCAGCCAGCGCCGCATCAACATCCATCCAAATATCAGGCATCGCGCCACCTCGCTTTACACTTGCATCAAATACGGCAAAGGAGCCACACCGCCCCCCACCGTGCCATCACCCAATAAAACAATCGTTGCGCCCACCCATTCCTGCGTAGACCCCAGCGAAACAGAAGCCGCCCCCGTCGCCACAGCTACGCCAACCTCTTTCCAGAATACGCTCAACGTCCCCGCGCTCGACTGCTCAATCTGGTCAATCAGCGTCCAGCCTGTCGGCGTCCCGTGGCTCAACGACGTCCCATCCGTTCCCACAATCGCCAGCGCCAGCGTACCATCCTCATTCGGCGTCACGCTAGGGCAGCTTGCCGTGCCGCTATCCCCCTCATCAGTATCAGTCACCGAGTCAACACCCGTCGCGCCGCTGATTGGAATCGCCAGCGCCACCATGCGCTCGCCTGAAGAGTTTGTGATTGTGTATGTTGATGGTGGGCTTGCCCCCTCATCCTTATGAAACACCGCCAACACCGCCGTATTATCCGTGCTAATGATGTCCACATTATCAACAATCGCCGTAAAACCAGACGACGCAACACCGCCCCCATTCCCATCCAGCACGCAGCACAGCAGCACCGTGTTATTCGCCGCATTGCTGGGCGCATTGATCGTTCTACTCGTGTTGCTACTAGTATCCGTAACCTGACTATGGCCTAACTCAACAACTGGACTCGGCATAATAACCCCGCACTAAAAAACGACCGTTATCTCTGGCAAAAGACAACGGCCGTTACCAATCTATTCAGACAAAGCAGCAATCAAATCATCTTTTTTCATGCCACTATAACCCTCCACCCCCCGCGCTTTCGCCAACTCACGCAGCTCAACCACCGTACGATCGGCCAGCCCCGCGCCCGTCTTCGGGAACAGAACATCGTCAGAGACAACGGCATGTTGATACGCATCCGTGATAACCGAATAACCACCATCAACCCGACGAACGCTACGAACAGGCAACCCAAAGTATTTATCCAGAGCAGACTTAACCTTGCTACTCATTGCCCATCACTCCGTAAAAGTTAGCACAATGGTCGAATCAGCAACGGCCGTTCCACTTGCCCCATCAAAATCAATCGTAATAACCACAATCTCCCCAGCATTCACCAGCCCCGTCTCATTCGTGCTAGCAAAATTGCTGCGGCTATATGTCGCGGGCGTGTTGCTATCGCCAAACGCCGAGCCGTCGAGAATGCTATCAGTATCAGTACTAATCCCAATATCAATCGTTGCATCACTCGCATTCGACCCAACCACCGAAACGTGCTGCAGCGTCATCGTGCGCAGCGCCGTAAACCGAATATTCGCATTAGCCGAGAGCGCCCCTGGCGTGTGGAAACTATAGATAATATGTGAACCTTGCATTTTTTCTCCATTAACGGCCGTTAATCACTCAGCAAACGGCCGTTATACACCTAAACTACTACCTACTACCGCTTACGCCACATTCCGCTTACTAACGCCAGCCCCACCATTAACACCCAACGCATACTCATCACGCACCTTAATCGGCATCGTATCATTCGTAAACATCAGGCCAGACAATTCAGACGTAACCGTAAACAACTCAGGCTGCGGATGAGAGCCACCACCAGCATCTTGGCTATAGCTCATCATAATCACAGGCCACACATTCGGGTCAGCCAGCGCCGCCCAATCATTCGCGTCAGTAAAATCAGGAACAGGCAAAACAACAGGGCGCGGATCTTCAGGCGAACGGTCAACAACAGCAAAGGGGTTATAAGTCGTAGGCGAACCGTCGCCATAGCCAAAGTTTTTAAGCGCTTGGAAATAAAGTTCCGAGGGAACCAAGTTATACTTAGCAAACGCCGCAATCGGCTTACCGCTGCCCACCTCAGTATGGTCAAAAATCTCTTGACTCGCCGCCTCCCACGCCGTCGTATCCGTACCAAGCGCCGTCGTAGCCACATTGTTGCGGCTAGCGTGGAAAAGCGCATTCCCATCAGTCAGTGTTGGCCCCACACCCGAATTAGACGTAAAGATAGACGCCACCCGCGCCGACCGAGTCCGAACAGAATCAGTTGCCAACGCCATCGGCACCGCACGCATCCGCGCAATCTCCGAATTGCGAATCATTTTGCGCGTAATCCCCACATAACGACCACGCTTAACAAACGCATCCGATTCCTTCCCCTCGCCAATATTCCCCTCAGCGTAAGCCGCCCCATCATCAACTACAGGTAAATCCCCCGTGCCACCAAACGTAATCCACTTCATATCATGCAGCGACCCATCATTCGGCTGCACAACCGCCACCAATTCATACCAGCGGTAATAGCGGAGCCGCGCAAACTGGGCAGCAATCACCCTATTCATGGCATCGAGGGCAAGATTAGGCAATGTCGTTGGGCTAGCTGCTAGCTGGACGCGGGTGCCATCAAAAACGCCTGTGAAATTAACATCGCCACTGAGCGCCACATAAAGTTGGTCGACGCGGCGCATGTTGTATTCAGGGGTTCGCGCCCCTTCAACGCCAAAAATCCAGTTAACAATATTGGTTGCCTCATCCAACCCCGTCTGCATATTGCCGCTGTTGATGATGGCCGAACGGCCGTTCGGCCGACCACCAAGCTGCACCGTCCTCTCAGCCGCCAAAGCCGCCAGATAATCACGCTCTTGCTGGATAGCAGTCTGTAGCTGATCTGGCGATTGATAACGGCCGTTTTGCAGCCGCTGCACAGAAGCAGCAGGTAAGTTGGCATTCGCAAGGATGACAGGAACGGCCGTTTCCTGCAACGCCGTCAGCCACGCATCCGCTTCGGCCGCGCCGCCATTACCAGACGGTGCCGAACGGCCGTTAGTTGCCAATTGAGTCGGCTGTTCAGGTTGCAATTCAGGGTCACGGCCATTCCGATTCACATCATCCAACGCCGCCTGATTCCGCGCCGTCGCAATAGCCGCATTAAGCGCGTCGAGGTCAGCATAGGTGCCTGCTGCCAACTGGGTTACGACATTTGCCGCCAGCCCAGACTCGCCCAGACGTTTATCAATTTCCGCTTGAGTCAACATATTAGATTCTCCTTGTCGAATCTGAGCAGCAGCCAGCACACGGCCACCCGCTGCAGGGATATTTACGGCATCCACCGATTTAAGGCTCGTCATCGCCTCAGTCTCAGGAATACCGTCAGAGTTACGTTTAACAGTGAAATCAGCATCGAGAGACAGGCCGACGTCGGGGATAGGTTCACCCGCCGCCTGTGCCACCCGCACCGTTTCAAAAATAGCTTGCAAATTACGGCCGTTATCATTCGGAATCAGCCGAACATGTCCCCGCACCGCCTGTTCCCCCTCATCCCATTCCGCATCCGTCACAAACCCCGCCAACTGCAAAATACTCCGCTGGCGCTCACGCGGCAGATGATCAGGATAGATAGCAGCACCAAGAAACAAACCCGCCGCTACCCCCGACTGGATACTAACCGCCGTAATGTTGATACCATCGGGAAAGCCAACAATCGGCTTTGTGCGCCCAGCACGCACAAAACGGGCGCGAAGACGCCCATCCTCTTCAACGCCCTCAATTACAGCGCGTAGGGTAATCGTATTGCCCATATTAGCGCGGGCTGATAGTTGAATAGATTGAATCATGAAACAGTTTCCTTATGACCATTAGAGGAAAAACGGCCGTTATTAGCGTAAGTCGCAGCACGTTGCGACCCAGTAGCTGAGTTTTGACTGACAATTTCTTGAGCTTCGCTGAGGACATGATCAAAAAACGCATCATCCTGTGGCTCACCAGCAAATTTAAGCGCCAATTTCAGCATCAAGCGTTTAAGCGGTTTTGCATTTGGAAATTCGGCCGACAATTCCTTTAACCCAGCCATTAACTCCTTAGTCGCTTGCGCCAACTTCACATTGTCAGTACTCGAAATATCAGTAGTTGTAGCGCTAAAAAGTGTTTTGTAACTCGTTTCAGTCAGGGCAGGATAGCGATCAGGGCTATGCTGGCTAGCACGCTGATAAGCATGATAAATAATATCCATCAGCACAAACGAGAAATATTGCTGGCGACGTTTCAGATGCCGCTCCACAGGCTCCTGCATCGCCTGCGCCGTCGCCAGATTGACATCAGCCGATTCACCCCGCCAATGCGGAGGGTAGCCCGTACCAGCATCAATCATATTCCGCACCGCCTTCATATCATGGCTAGCATCCGCACCCCGCAAATTAGGCGTCTTAACCTCCCACTCCTCAGCCTCATCATGAACCACAATCGATCCCGGTTCAGGAGGCGCTTTGTACTGTTCCCGCTTCGCCTTAACCTTGCTACTCGGCACCTTCACAAACCACAAAAACGCCCTTACCGCCCAATGTAGCCGTGTTCGCTCCTCCACCATCCGACTGTATTTCAGCAGCCACGGCAGCACCGAAACCAAATCACCCTCACCAAAGACAGCACCCATAGGCCGATTAATCGAGTGATGCAAAATGATTGCGTGGCTACGATGCGAACGGCCGTTCTTCGGCGTGTACCAATTGCGCGGCCTCTCCCCTGGACCCGTCGCCTTTTGCACAATCACCATCTCCGTTTCCCAATCGCTTTTCTTATGCTCCACATCTTGGATCTGGTCCTTAGTCAAAAAACGCAAATAACTCATCCCATCCTGATGATTCCGAAATAGCACAGGAAACAGATCCCCACTCCGCGTCAACTCCTCCACCATCGTTTCTAGTCGGTTGTCGATATGGTTCTCAGGATGGCTCCAAAACGCATCGATGAATTCTTGCAGATGAGGGATAGAGCTGCTGATCGTAATGCCGTCACCCACCACATAATCAGTCGTAATCCGAACCGTATTCCACGCCAGCGGGTTTTTACGCCAAGCCTTTAGCGAGTCTTCATACAGCTGCTGAATCTCAGGCAGCGTCCGATCATGCGGATAACGAGCCAGCGACGACCAGCCGGGAGAATCATCAATACGAACACTAACCGCCAGCTGCGTAATGTCCGTGCCAGCAATTGTGTTGGCTAGCCATGTGGCAAAGCGGAGGCGCAGGCTGCTCATTCAATCACCGTCTTTACCTTCGTGCGAGACCAGATATAGGCAATCAGTGGCAACACGGCCGCCAGCACAGGCAAAAGCAGCACAGATAACGTCTCAGAATCCGCTTGCGTAATCACGCCAACAGAAACGGCCGTTTGCAGCACCAAATTCAAAATCGTTCCCCAAAACTCAGTCGTCTTGTATCCGGGATTGTCAGGCATCAGATCAGCTCCTAAAACAAAAAGGCCGAGATTGGCACAATTTGCACCAATCCCGGCCAACAAAGACACGGTCAATATAAGATTACAGATAGCCGCAGTGTAAACGGCCGTTTACACCACTGTCAAGCACCCGATTTACACCGCCGCCCTAAAACGACAGATCCGCCAGCGGGTCAACCGCCGACACCACCGCAGACTCAGCCCGACCCAAAACAATCTCCCCCGACCGCTGTAGCCTGTCCAGCTCCGCTACCAACGCCGCCGACACCAGCCGATCATCATGAATCAACTTGTAGCCATTCGGCGTATCAATCTTTGCCGTCGCGGGGACAAACCAGCGCAAATCACGGTCAAAGCGACCATCAGGCGGCAGTTCATACGTGCAATACTGCGCCTGAACAAAAAACCACCAAGCATCTGATAACGGCCGTTCCACATCCGTGCCAAAATATTTAAACCGCCCCGTCTCCACCATCGCCACAAAGCTACTGCCTAATGCTGCCTTACTCTGCTTACTAAACTTAAACCCCGTCACATTATGCCCACCCAGCCGCGCCGCCAACCAATCCGTTAGCCCCTCACCCACCCCCGTCGCATCCCCAACAACGTGCGCCACGCCCCAATGCTCCAAATAAGCCAAGATGCGGCCAGACAACGGCGCAGCCCCATCAAAATGCCTGCTCCCATGATCAACCAACACCGCCACCGCCCAG